TCTTCACTTAGTATAGGTGGTTCAGGTGTGGCAACAACAGGTAAAGCTATAGCAATGGCTTTGGTTTTCGGATAAAATTAGGACAATATTATGGCAAATCCAAATTTAGTAAATGTAACTTCGATATACGCTAACAGTATAAACGGAGCTTTAGACACTACAGTAACAACTGATTTATTAACTTGTGCAAGTAACAAGCTAATAAAAATTAATAGTATTATTGTTGCAAATATTGACGGTACAAATGCCGCAAGTGTAACAATGGGAATTATTAAAAGTGGTGGTTCAGTAGTTTTATTTGCTTCAACTATTTCTGTTCCAGCAGATGCTACTTTGGTATTGATAGATAAAAATTCAGGAATCTATCTTGAAGAAGGAGACATCTTAGAAGGTGGTGCAAGTGCTAACTCAGACTTAACTTACACCATTAATTACGAAGAACTAGATGACGCTTAAGGAGTACGAATATGGCTCATTTTGCAGAACTTAATTCCAGCAACGTAGTATTACGAGTAATAGTAGTATCTAACGAAGATGTTGATGCTAACGGTGGAGATGAATCTACTGGAGCAGAAAATTTTGTACCTACTATAGTTCCACACTCAGAAAACGGTGTTGCTTGGAAACAAACCTCATATAATAATAATTTTAGAAAACAATACGCAGGTATTGGATACAGCTATGATGCTTCTAAAGATAAATTTATACAAGCCCAACCATATCCATCTTGGACTTTAGATTCTAATGATGATTGGCAAGCGCCAGTAACTTATCCATCTGCTACAAGTGTTTCAGGCAACGATCTTTTTATTAGATGGGATGAAGATAATTTAAGATGGATAGGCTCAACCTTTTTTGGAGAGTCTGAACAAACCGATTATATATGGGATGCTTCTAGTTCAGCTTGGAATGAGGTCTAGCAATGGCTAGTTTAAATGGTGGCATTATCGGAGTTGACAATATTCCAGAGGAAGTAACCACTTCTGAAACTATAACTACTTTTAATTCAAGCGGTACTCTAACCCTACAGCCATCAACCACAACCGTTGATTACTTAGTAGTCGCAGGCGGCGGTGGTGGAGGAAGAGGAGGAAACGGTGGTGGTGGAGCAGGCGGAGGAGGAGGCTTCAGAACAGGGAGCAGTTTTCCAGTTTCAGGGCCAACCATTCCAGTAACAGTTGGTGCTGGATCAGCAGGACCAACAGGTTTCAACCAAAGTGGTGCTGACGGATCAGACTCAGTTTTTTCAAGCATAACATCTGACGGCGGCGGAGGTGGCGGCGCTTATTACGGTCAGCCTGGTAGAACAGGTGGATCAGGAGGCGGCGGTGTTGGAGGTTTCGGCGGAGATGCAGGTGGCGCAGGAAACACTCCTCCAGTAAGTCCATCTCAAGGAAATAATGGTGGTGCAGGTGTTAATGCCAGCACTTTTTCTGGAACTGGCAGAGGCGGCGGAGGCGGCGGCGCATCAGCTGCTGGAGTAGACGGCCCCGTACCAACAACTAACTCAGGAAATGGTGGTGCTGGCTCACCCTCAACAATTTCAGGCTCAGATGTGACCTACGCTGGTGGTGGCGGAGGTGCAGGGATAGGAGCTGGAGGACCATCAGGTTTTACTCCTAATGGAACTGGAGGACCTGGCGGCGGAGGAAATGGTGAAAATCGTAACGCTCCTATAACTCCTGGTGTTGATGGTACTGCAAATACTGGCGGAGGCGGGGGCGGAGGTAATGTTCAGCCTGGAGCCGCTGGAGGATCTGGAGTAGTTATAATTAAAGAGCCTGCATCAACAGTTTTAACAAACACATCAGGGGTTTGGAATTTAGATGCAGTTTATGATGCTGTAAAAGGAGATAATTGGACAAACTAACATGCCTAGACTAATCGGAGCAATACAAAATACTACACCACAACCTGCTGTTATTACTACATTTAACTCAAGCGGTACTTTAACTACTGCACCTTATACAACTGAACTTCAATATGTTGTAGTTGCGGGTGGAGGTAGCGGAGGCGGCCAAATGGGAGGCGGAGGTGGAGCTGGTGGATATCGCAGCTCAGTACCTGGAGAATCTTCAGGTGGAGGAGCTTCAGCAGAGTCCACTACTCCAGTATCAGGCGCAAGTCCATACCCAGTAACAGTTGGTGCAGGTGCATCGGCTTCACCAGGGACAGGCGGCGCTTCAGGTACTGCGCCTTTAGATCCTGGATCTCAAGGAAGTGCTTCTACCTTAGGGACACCAAGCCCTATTTCATCAGTTGGAGGCGGCGCAGGCATGGTTCAAAGTGGCAACGCTCCTCTTGCTCCTGGAGGATCGGGAGGAGGAAATGGAAGATATGGCTCATCGGGTGGGACAGGAACATCTAATCAAGGTTATCCAGGGGGAGCAAACAACCCTGATGATAATACATGTTCTGGCGGCGGCGGAGCAGCAGCGGCTGGCGCAGCGCCAGGAGCAAATAATGCTTCAGGAGCTGGAGGAGCGGGGGTTGCTTCATCTATTACTGGATCACCAGTTGCTCGCGCAGGTGGTGGAGGCGGCGGCGGTCGAAGAGATGGCACTCAGCAAATGGTAACTCCAGGAGCGGGTGGTAACGGAGGCGGCGGTAATGGAGGTGTTTGGCCAACCGCTACAGCAAATGCTTCACCTCCAGCAGTAAGATCAACAGAAGGCACAGCCAATACAGGAGGCGGAGGTGGCGGAGGTGCCGCTAATCCAGTAACTTCAATAGGTAGAGCAGGTGGCTCGGGTGTCGTTATAGTTAAAGAACCCGACAAAGGAGTTTCAGCATCAAGTTGCTGGGATCTCAAAACTTTGTACAGAAATGTAAAAGCAGGCACTTGGCCAACTGTATAATTCTATCTTTTAAGTAATATTTATCTTATAATCAACTCTTTGGAGAGAGAGGTTGAAAAATATTTATTTTTTATGCAGTTTGCCTAGGTGTGGAAACACATTACTTGCATCTATATTAAATCAAAATTTAAAAATAACGGTTACTGCTAATTCTATAGGAGCAGATATTTTATACAGTCTTGAAAAACTGAAACAAAAAGAAATATTCCTTAATTTTCCAGATCACAAATCATTAGATAATTTAATTAAAGAGTCTTTGAACATTTATTATAAAGACCATAAAAGCAATTACATTATTGACAGAAGCGTTTGGGGTACTCCTAAAAATATAGAGCTTATAAAAAAATATATTACCTCAAATCCAAAGTTTATTATTTTAGAAAGGCCTTTTATAGAGATACTAAGTTCTTTTGCTAGAATAAAAAATTGGAATAAAAAAGATTTAAACAATCATTGTTTCTACGAAATGACCGAAGGCATGACCGCTAGATGTTCTTATGCTATATACAACATAATTCAAAGCAATAGCGATTACATAAGAATTGATTATGATGATTTAACAACAAACCCTGAAAAAAATATAAATCGTATTTACAAATTTTTAAATATTCCAAAACATAAACATAGATATGTTGATATGGATCAATTAAATATTAACAATATTAAGTATGATGATAGCGTTTTAGATGGAATACATCATGATGTAAAAGAAGATAAAGTAAAGAAAAACAATTATGATTTAAATATGTATTTAAATGAGTCAATTATAAATAAATATAAAAATGTATCTTTGGAAAGTTTGGGTAAGGCAATTTTTAATAACGAGGTATTGTTTTGAATCTTAAATGGTACTACTGGTATTTTCAATCGGCTATTCCTGAAAGATTGTGTGATGAAATAGTTCGTTACGGTAAAGAACAAAATAAAGAAATGGCTCTTACAGGTAGCGCTAATAAAAAAAACCTAACCAAACTAGAACTTAAAAACATTCAAAAAAAACGCAAGTCTGATATTGTATGGATGTCAGATAGGTGGATATACAAAGAAATACAACCTTACATCCATCAAGCAAATGCTAACGCTGGTTGGAATTTTGAATGGGATTTTAGCGAGGCTTGTCAATTTACCGAATACAAAAAAGGTCAGTTTTACGATTGGCATTGCGATTCTTACGAAGAACCTTACAACAATATTGAAAATCAAAATATGCATGGCAAGTTAAGAAAGCTTAGCATGACTGTATGTTTGAGTGATCCTAGTGAATATCAAGGTGGTGATTTAGAGTTTGATTTTAGAAACACAGACGAAGGTTCTCAACCAAGAGTATGCGAAGAAATTAGAGAGAAAGGCAGCGTTATTGTCTTTCCGTCTTTTGTTTGGCATAGAGTCAAACCAGTAACCAAAGGAATACGACACTCCTTAGTGTGTTGGAATTTAGGATATCCATTCAAGTGATTAATTTTTTAATTGATTTATTTTTTGTATTATTAGCCGCAGGACTTGTTATGGCGTGGTGTGATAACAACAACCACCCATTATGATAGAAAAACTACTAAATCCAAAAACTGAAAATTACAGAGATTTAAAAAATATTATACTAACAGAAAAAATAGCTTGGTATTATCATAACAAAACCACTCTTTCAAAAGATCAAGATATTGATTTTTTTAGTCATGCTCTTTTAAGTAGACCGCAACACGAAAATAATGGAATACAAGTGCCTGCTGTTAGCTCTCCTAATTCTGTATATTTTGAAAAATGTTATTTTATATTAAAAGAAATATTAGATTTTAATAATATAAATTTTGACGTTGTTTATAGAATGAATCTTAATTTAACTTTACATAATACTTTAAAAGAAAGTTTGCCTCATACAGATTTAAACCTGCCTCACAAAGTTTTAATTATTTACTTAAACGAATTTAAAAATGGAAAAACAATAGTTTTAGATAAAAATAATAAAAAGTTTTATTCAAACCCAAAAGAAGATGGAGTAATTATTTTTGATGGTAAGCTTTTGCATTATCATGAAACTCCTGAACTACATGAAAAAAGATTAGTGATGGTTGCAAACTTTCAATAGGAGAAAATAATGAGTTTTAAAAAAAATAGTTATCAAGTTATAGAAAGTGCTATATCTAAAGAATTAGCAGATTTTTGTTATCAATACTTTTTAAACAAAAGAGCAGTCGCAAGACATCTTTTTGATAATAGATACATATCTCCTTATACAGAATATTTTGGCATTTGGAACGATCAACAAATACCCGAAACATATTCACATTACTCAGATATTGTAATGGAAACTTTATTACAAAAAGTTAAAACGATTATGGAAAAAGAATCTAAGGTAAAGCTTATAGAAACTTATTCTTATGCAAGAATTTATAAAAAAGGTGACGAGCTAAAAAGACACAAAGATCGATACTCTTGTGAAATATCTACTACTATGAATTTAGGTGGTGATGATTGGCCTATATTTTTAGAACCATCAGGTGAAGAGGGTAAAAAAGGGGTAGAAGTAAACTTAAAACCAGGAGATATGCTAATGTATCGTGGATGCGATTTAGAGCATTGGCGTGAACCATTCAAAGGTAAAGATTGCGGACAGGTGTTTTTGCATTATAATGATGCTAGTGGCAAAAATGCCGAAAGCAACAAATATGACGGTAGACCTATGATTGGATTGCCCTCATATTTTAAAGGAGCTTAATATGGATATATTAATACCATTAGTAATAGTAACATTAGTTTTAGCTTGGTCTGTAAAAAAATTCAAACCTGAGCTTTGGAATAAAGTTACATCTAAACTCAAGAAGTAACATGTCTTGGTGGAAAAAAGTAGTACATTTTTTTACGCCTCTTAGTTCAGCAGAACTACCCAATCCTCTTAAACAGAAGATGGAAACCGTTAGGGCTAGGAATAAAAAAGGCAGGTATGTTGCTGACGATCCTAGCACTCCAGACGTAAACGAAGCTTATACAAAAGTTCCAAAAAAAAGAGGCCGACCTCGTAAGAAAAAATAATGTATGAGT